TTAATCGCCGTGTTCGTACAGCGTTTGAACGTTACCCCTGGCCTGATTTTACTGTAATTGGAGAATCGGTTGCAATGGCAACAGGAGACGACAATACAATTCAAACATATGGAACTGGAAAAGATTTAGCCAATGATTCCAATGTAGTGTTTCGGATTCACAAAACTGATCCAACGGATACCCGTTACCCAGAAGAATACACATATGTTTCCACTTTAAATGCTGGAGGCTATCCATCAGTAAAAATTATTAGCCCAACAATTCTTGACGGTATTAGCGTGTACGCAACCTATCGCAAGGACCTTGGAGCAGTTATTGCTGACGGTGGTACTTACACATCAGGTAGCTACGGTGACGAAGCCAATGATAATCCAAACATCCCGTATCAGTTCTTTGAGTACTGCGCTTTCGGTGCTTACGCAGATTTCCTACGTGGTGATGGGCAGACTGACAAAGCTCAAGTAGAGGATCAAAATTCTGAAATCATTCTTGTTTCTGAAATTGATAAGGTACGTAATCAAAGCCGTCAGTTCCGTCACGATGTATTACAGTACCGTCCACAGACTCAGTTCGCTCGTCATAACGTACAAGCGGGTGGAACAGCATTGAACAAGCCAGAAACAATACTGAACAATAACGTACAGTAATGCCATCTGACGCTACATTCCTTGAGGTTAAAAATGCTTTTCAGTCCATTGCTGGGCTGGAAAGCTTAACCGCCGCTGACGAGTTCTTCTTAACAAGTTCGTTAAATCGTGCGGTCTACCGTGCTTACAATGAATCAGATAGCTGGCCACGTTACTTAGTTGTAGGTGAATCAAGATTGATTCTAACGGACCCAGCGGCTACGGTTCCATATGCAGAGGCAGGTGAAGAAACTATTGGTGAGTTCCTACGTATTCATAGAACCCAGCCGTTCCTAAATAACTCTGTTGTAGAGTTTGAGTTCTATGTTGATTCCGCTGGAGCGCATATACTGAACTTAACTACATCGGATAGCACTTCGGTATTTGTAACTTACAAGAAAGAACTACAAACGAATTTTACTCCAGACAGTACAGACATCCCAGGGGAGTTCGTTGATTATATTATCTATACTGCCTTGACTGACTTTTATACTGGAGATGGTCAAACTGAAAAAGCAGCAGTAGCTGCTACTCAAGCTAAGATGATGCTTGATATAGAACTACTCCGTCTAGATAAAAAAGCAAACAACAATACAATTAACAAAAAGTTTTCAACTTACGTAAACCGTCAATCAAGATAGCACCTGTGCTATAATACAATTATGAGTTCATCTAGAAATAACACCCTTGAATTTTCCTCAGTAGGATCAGACATCCTTGAAGCTGCTGATGCAGTAACAGGTAAACGCTATGGAGCGTTGCAAATCTTAAATGACACTGTGTTCGGTGCTTTGACTGCATCCAGCATTGACGGTACAGCTAAGCTAGTTGGACCAACTTTTGCTGCTGGAACAGTTATCTACGGAGCATTCAGCGAAGTAACAGTAACTTCTGGTATTGTAGCAGCGCACAAGTACTAGTATGCACCTAAGCCTAAAGAACAGTCTAGGCAAGAGTGTATTGCCATCTACTAGCCCAGCTAATGAATTTATAATTCTATTCAACGGACAGACTTTAGCTTTTAATGGAATTAACTTAACATACAACGGATAACATTATGAGTATTGATTTAGGAAATGCCCCAGTAGGAACTCCACCTACCCCAACAGAACAAGCACAACTGCGCACTTCCTTCGGGCTTGGTGCTGCCGACACGGTAGAGTTCGGTGGCTTTGTGCCACAATCAGGAACAACCGCTGAAATCGATGCGATTACCACAGCTACCGTCGGGCAAGTAATGATCGACACTGACCGCAATCGTTCGGTACGCTTTACTGGTGCGGCTACGTACGATGTAATCGGATACACATCTTCCAGCACGTATTACGTAGATCCGCAGAGCGGAGACAATTCCACTGGAGCCGTTGGCGGTCTGCCGTTTTTGACAATTAACGGTGCATTAACCCAAGCAGTAGCAGACGGGGCTAGCCCAATCATTGTTCAATGCCTGTCTGGCTTCTACTCAGAGGTGGATGCTTTAAATAACATTTCTACATTCGCATCAGTGTCGATTAAGTTCGACGTTGGTTCCGTATATTACAATGGGTCAATGACTGGCCCCTTGTTTGATACAACCACCGCAACATTAAGTAGCTTAAACTACATCGGCGGGCAACTAACGTGGAACTTTGGCGCTTACGGGTTCTTTAAAGGAGCCGCTTCCGCTAGCCTTACAATCCTAGAGATAGAAACAGTGCCATCAGCACCCACAGTAGGGCCAATGTTTGAGGTGACTGGTGGCCGAGCTAATGTTCTGGTAAATGGATTTGCTGATTACGGTTCATCGACCCAACCAGTTATTGTGGCATCTGGGGATGCAAAAGTAACCTGCGTTGGGTTAAATGCTTTTTACGATATTCCCGTATTCGTCCCAGTAAAACCAGCCTCAAAACTATCTGGGACGGCAACTTTAAAGCTGACCAATGCTAGTGTTGAAAATGCAGGGCTATGTGAGATTACAAGCGACACTGCTTGCAAGTTAATTATCAGAGACTGCAACTGTTCGGATGGCCCTTTAGCTGGCACTAAATTAACTGTCAAAGCCCCCGCAGCAAGCACAAACCCCGAGGCATTTGCCCTTGGAGTTAATGCAGTGCCTGCGGCAGCAACAGACATTACGGTGGACGTAACATTCGGACAGTTCATCGTAGATGCATCTGCTGACGACTTATTTTAGTGGCTATACTCGGAACAGTGTCAATTAACGAGGGTAAAGTCCTCCGTCTCTGGTTTGAAATAGACCAGTTTCGAGAGCCTACATCAATCTCTCCAGATACAAACGTCCCATACACTGAGGACGACAAGGAAGGAACTCGTTATACTACAGCCAGCACTGGCGAGCAAGTCATTCTAACCCCCAACGTAATCTACGCTCTCAATGACGCTGAAATCTCCTTTGCCTACTCATCGGACAACCCTACCGAGATTAATATCAATGCAGCAGGTCAGATTGTTTTTCTAGTTCCGACCGAGCAGACATCAAGTGCCACCATTACTATCGTTGGCACAAACGGTGCGGCGACTACTACCCGCACGGTTCTCATCACGCTGACAGTATCGGGTGCATCTGTGATTGATGTTATCGAAGGTGGCGTAGCAGGTAGCGCACGTAAGGCACTGTCCGACCCAATAGATACAGCATTGGCTGGCGCAAACCCAGCAACACAGCAAAAGCTCTACACGTCGCAAGATCACGTTACCCCAGCCTACGTCCGCAACTCCAACTTCTTTTTACAGGGGACACACGCAGAGGCTTTAACCTGTGCTTCGCCGTGGAACTCTAGGCAGGGACAGAATCGTGCTGGTACAGCGATCACACCTCGTCACGCTATGCTGGCAGCTCACTACCCATTGATTACTGGGGATTCCCTGCGCTTCATTGCATCCGACAACACGATCATTACAAGAACGGTCGTGCAATCACAGCGCATTTACTACAACGGTCTCAGCACAGATGGTCAGATGATCCTTTTGGACTCAGACCTGCCAGCTTCAATTACACCGTGTAAGCTATTCCCAGATGGCTACGAGACATACCTGCCCGCTGGAGCTTCAACTGATGCGGCATTTCGCCTTCCGATCTTAACCCTAGACCAAGAGGAAAAGGGGATAATTTATGATCTACGAAAGGTAAACAACAGCAGCATAAAATCTGTAGTTTTAACAACTCCAGAACTTCCCGACCGATTGGCTTTTTATGAGCGTGTGGTTAGCGGTGATTCTGGCAACCCACAATTTGCTGCTATTGGCACAGAGTTGTGGATTATGACGTGTTGGTATGGCAATGGCCCGTTTTACGGCGGTCTAGTTTCTGAACTCAACGCAATGATCACCACTCTCGACACACTTCAAGGCGACATCACTGGACACACTGTCACAGTTGGCGATTTATCATCTTATACAGCTTATTAATGATGCACGACATTATTTACAAATCTACCATTGGAACAGGGGGCTTTATTGCTACCATCGAACTGGGGCATATTAACGAACTCCTAGGACTAGTTGTAGGTCTTGCTACTCTAGTCTATATGACTGCATCCGCAGTCAAGGTAATCAAGGAACTCCTAGACAAAGATTAATATGACACCAGAACTATTAGCAATGCTAGGAGGGGGCGTAAGCGGCTTCGTAATGAAGATGATTGCGGCACAGGCCGATAATCAGGCTCGTCTCTTTGAGCGTATGATTGCTCGTCAGACTGTAGCAGATGAATCAGCAGATAAGGCAGCAGCTCGTGGTGGTGTCTATATGCGACGTGCAATTACGGCGGCAGTTATCTTTGCCATTGTAATAGCCCCATTTGTCTTTGCATTCACGGACATAGGTGTTAGTATTCAAACAGAATCCAAAGGCTTTCTAGGGCTATTCAAGCGCCTAGAATGGTCCACTGTACAGGGTTTTGTTATACTACCAGAGATCCGCCAAACAGCTTTAGCCATCGTAGGGTTCTACTTTGGTTCTTCACAAGTCAAATAACCAATAATATTATGTACGGAAGAAAAACAAAAAGTGCTGGCAAAGGATCCTGTGGTGAACGTGGGGGAAAGAAGGGCAAGTAGTGCCTGACAAATCAAAGATGAAGTGCAACGTACCCCGCCGTGAAGTACAGGGCGGTAAGAAGTTCGTCGTGAAAGCCTGCCAAGGTGGGACAGAAAAAATCGTACGATTCGGGGATGCTAATATGAGCATCAAGAAGGATCAGCCAAAGCGTAAGAAAAGCTACTGCGCTCGCAGTGGTGGGATCAAAGGGAAGACAAATAAACTATCTGCTAACTACTGGAGCCGTAAGGCTTGGGACTGCTAAAACATAATGCCTGAATACCGCACATACGGAGCAAATGATGATAAAATCCTAGAGGACCTCGATATGGGGTACACTGGGTTTAATGACTACCTACGTCCCGATCAATTGCAACGTGGTCTATTAGCGACCAGTAACAATGGTCGGCTTGGGCGTAACGGTGAGTGGCAGGTTAGACCAGGGATTGATTTGGTCAAGGCTCCCTTTGCTAGTGGTGGCGATGTC